AGGGTCGTCAACCGTGGTGTGCGGTTCGCGCACGTCGTACCCGATAACAGTCGTGCCGTCATCGTCGTAGATCGTGTCGATCTCGAAATTGAAGTAAGTGCGAGCGCTCATCACTTTGCGTCCCGGAGGATTCCGTGGAACTCAGCGATGCAACCCATTTCCAGCGCCTCCAGCACGATCGTGTCGAGGCTGAACTGGCAGTTGCGCACCTTGCGTGAATCGCGAGCTGCGAGCTGCACCTTGCGGATGCGGATGTATCGGTCAACAAGCTTTGTGACCTGAGCGGTGGTGGCAGTGGTTGTTTCCATGTGTTTGTTCTACCTCTGCTTTCTGCAGAAGTCCAGAACTTTCTCAGATTTCTTTGCGACCGTGTAAAGCGTCAGCCAACAGCTCTGCGAACTGCTCACCCGTCATCACACAATAAAACCGTGCACCATCAGTCACACCATTCGGTTTGATCGCCACACATCCATAACGAGCATCATCGTTCACGATCTCAACTTCGAGCTCACGCAGCCAACCAGCCAAATCCATTCGGGCACCAGACTTCACCTCAACGACCGTGTCAGGAACACCAGACACGTCACCACGGTCGTAACTGCCGTTCAACCTGCGACGCTCCGCCATAGGCCACCGCGAACGCAAAAACTCGACGAACAGATTCTCCGCGTTCCGACCCTTCGCTTTGATCGAAGCCGGTTTCATCGTTGCGACCTCGGCAACGCACGATCACATTCCGCGACGATCTGCTCCAACGTCTCCCGGTGCAGCACGTCAAGATCGGCTTGACGCATCGCCTCCAACAAGTTCTTCACCACCGCACGCGTCTGCGACGGTGAACTGTTCTTCACATACAGGTACTGCACGAAGCCTCCTCACAATCAACGAAGCCTCAAGTGTATCGCAGCCGGTTGTGCCGTGTAGCTCGCTACTGTGCACACAGCTGTGACCGGGATGCAGATAGGCGCTCCCGCTAAGGAACAACGCACCGCAGCGCAGACAACGAACAGCAGCCATCAGCCAGCAGCGTCGTAGTAGTCGAGCACGACCTGTACCTGCGGACGATCATCATCCACAGCCGTACACCAGTCGTCGACGACACTGAGCAGCACCCGGTCGCGACGATACAACTCGTCAATGATCAGATACTCCAGTTCCCGACTGGTTGCTTCCTCGTTGCGATGCAACGCTCGGAGCGCTGCGACGAGCTCGCCAACATCTTGCCGTCTGAGGAACCGTCTTGTTTTAGCGACCGCTTGATCCACAGTCAGCACACTACTTGCCACCGCCGATCAGCTCTCTAATTCGGACAGCTGTGCCATCGCGTTCACCCAGTCTGATGCTGAGTCGATTTGGCGTTGTAGTTCTCTCGCAGATGCTAGATCACCGCTGATTTCCATATCCTCTGCGTGTGCTTCAAGATAAGCGAGCGCGGTGCGTAGCGTCGCCCATCTTTGCTGTGTGAACCGTGGTCGCCTGCTCATCGGTTCGCTCCCCAGCATTTGTCAGCGAGGTTGGTGATGTCCGCGAGGCTCGCGCCGTATTCCTTGCAAGTCGCGAGGATGGTGGCCACGCGATCCTCTGCACGTTCGTAGTCCTCGGGGTGAGGGTGTGGGTCGCCGTCGTTCCATGCGATGGTGAGAGCCAATCGTTGCACGGTGGCAGGGATGGTGGAGAGGGTGTCGATGAGTTCATCGATGTAGGCAGTGGTTGTTTCCATGTGTTTGTTCTACCTCTGCCTTCCACAGAAGTCCAGAACTTTCTCACATTTCTTTTGGAGGGTGGGTGCCGGTCAACCGCGACCGGAGGCAAGCCCGTCAACCGGCACCCACCAAAAGATTAGTCCAACCACACCAAATACCCGGCAGTCACCTGACCCTCATCCGGATCCACAAAATGCAGACGCTGCGAAGGACGACCCGTCGCAGCCATAAACTCCTTCGCATACGTGTTCTCCGACTCCGGAGAACCCGACACATAAATCTGACAGCCGTTCGCCATCGTCAACGTCATCGGAGTATGAAAATGCCCCATATACACGTCAGAGAAATCATCGATCACACCAGCAGCCCACTGATTACATTTCCGGAGAATACCGAACGCTGGAGTGTTACCTCCAAAGCTTTTAATCTCATCTCCGTGCACCAGCAGAGCACGATAATTACCTGTCTCAACGATCTGATACCAGTCACCAGAGGTGTGCCACGACACTCGCTTCTCGGCAGCGAACCGGTCGCCAGCAATCCTGTACGCCATCCTGTCCACATTGTCCCCACCCGGCATCTCACCCTTACGACCCAACCTGCCGTGGTTCCCGTACTCGCACGTCACCGACACCCGCTCAAACCCAGTCAACAAGATCCGCACAAACTCCTCAAGCAGCGCCGAGCAGCGGAACAGCTGCTCAAATAGATGTGCCTCAACCTCGAACGGTTGACCCGGAAAGATGCCGACACCTTCGACCATGTCGCCACCGAACATGACATGAGCCTCACGAACCGGGTGATCAGCACGTTGGATCTCTGTCAACGTTAACACCTTGTACGCAAACTTGCGGATCCGTTCCTCACACACCTCAATCGAATAATCGCTTGTGTGTTTCCCCAGCTGCCAGTCAGTAGCGTGCACCAACGCGACCTCGCCTCCAGCTCGACGACGATCCCGAGCCGGAGCAGACACCTTCGATGGTCGACCGACCGCTAGCTGCGCGTCAGTCGCAGCCCGATACACAGCGTCGACAAGCATCGCGGTTTTAGATTTTGCACGTCGGGTTGCACGCTGCTGACGAGCCAGAGCCCGTCGGAGCTCCTCAACCTCCGCAGCAAGATCGAAATCGTTCACCGATGTTTCCTACGCCACGCCAACACCGCATCAGCGCTGCATTCGTGACCCCAGCCAGACAACACACGTGCGATCGCGCCAGCGGAATACTGGATGTCCTGTAAAGCGACCTGCAGCTGTTCACGACGGTCATCGTCCAGCTCGTCAAAAATCCGATCAACTTTCAGCCGTTGAACATGATTGTTCTCTTGCTCAAACTCAGACATGTCAATTGTTCCCATGATGCGCCTCCCGATGGACAGACTATTGGAAACGATCGGTTCTGTCCAGATGCCAACTGATATGATCATCCATCCGTTCCGTCACACCATCAACTTTCCGGTCGATCGTCTGCAGCAGATCAGCGTTCTTTTGATGATCCCGATTGTTCTCTCGACGTGATCGTTCAATCAGCGCGGTGATGATCCCACCGGGAGCCAACACTGCGAGCACTAGAATTAACCATGTAGGCATCGTTCATTCTCCGAACGCCGTGTCGATCTCGTCGGCATCAAGTTGACCGTCATCGCGAAGCCCGACAGCGAGCAGCTGCACAACGCTGAGCACCGCGATCGCACCTGACATCACAGCAGATTTTGCGAGCTCGACATCAAGCATGGATCCGACGAGCGTGTTTGGGATCGCTGCAGCTACAAACGTGCCGATCAACCGTCGCACAATCCTGTTCGCTGTAGCTGCGTTCATGCTGCGACCGCCTGCACATCAACCAGCAGATCAGTTGCTGCATACGAATAGATTTGGATGGTGCCGTCACCTGCGACCGGCACCCACGATGTGTTGCACACGATGTCACCCAACTTGTAATTCACGTTCGATACGTCAGGTTGCGGACCGGCTCCCCACATCGTGATGAACCCTGTGTTGTTCGGATTCACAGCAGTGACGTTCACGAACACTGCTTTGGCGTTGGGTTGTCCGACACTGATTTTGCGTGTCTCTCCGTCGTTGAAACGCCCTGTCTGTTTCCGTGTGTCGTATACGCGTTGTGGCGGGTCGATGAGTTTCATGGTCAAATCCTTGTCGGCTGAAGGGTCAAATTCGCCTGTCGTGATCTGATTATAGATTGCGTCACCGGGGCAGGCTGTCGCACCCACATCACGATGCCCCAACACAGTGAGTGGGTGTCCGCACCAGCGTTCCATATCAGCGACGAAACGACGCACACGGGTCACTGCTGCTGCCGATCCCGGCTCGTCAAGGTTCACACGCAGTTGCACAGACACGCTCGTGTTGTTCGCACCCTTGTTCGCAGCGTTCCGGAACTCCAACCCACGCACCTGCCACAACACACCAGCACGATCCACCACCGCGTTATAACCCAAACTGTAGCCACGGTTCTCCGCGTAATAGCGTTGCGAGTTTGCGAGATCGCGTGCAGTGTCATCACCCACACCGTCATGGCCGGGATAATGAACAACCACGCTGTCGATCATCGCTGGTGCAACCGGTGGACTGGTCGTGTGTTCAGCAACCGTGAACCCCGACTGCTCCCACACAGCCCGTGAACGATCAAACATCACGCCATCAGTTCGTCAGGCTGCGGCGGATCATCACGCCGGTC